CGTATGCCCTCAAGGCCCCGGCTGACGCCGTCCTTGAGGGTGGCCTCGACCTTTATTCTTTGTCTCAGGTCGGCCATCAGCTATCGCCTGCTGCAGGGCCGGCAGCTCGGCCTCGCACACCTGAAAGCCCTGCGCCAGCATGTTGGGCAGGGCGAGCATTTCCTGAAAAGACAGGTGTCGCGTGTAGGCCCACCCGGAGAACCCGGGGGCGCGACTGTATGCGAGAGAAAAGGCGTGCCATATATCACAACTCAGCTTGTTGACCGTCAGGCCCGGGCATCCGTTGAACAGCCGGTCCCCGATCTTCAGTTTGCGGGTCGCGCCTCCTTTGCCTTCGCACCGCGTCGGGATGCGCCCCCCTCGGCACCCGTCGCACTGGTGCTCTGCGGGGTAGTGCCACCAGTGGAGGGCGTCAACCAGTTTTTTAATTCGTCGTCCGTCATGCTGGCGGTGTCGCGCAGCACGTTGTACAGCTCGACCAGCAGGTTGTCGGTCTGGTCGAGGCTGTCGGGAATCCGCGCCAGCAGGAAGATCTCTGCCGCGTCGGTCACGTCCCGGCCGTCGCAGGAGATGTTGCGGAAGCCGTGCGTGTGGGTGATGACACGCCGGAACACCGTGAGCATCTCCGTGGGCACCATCTCGAGGCCGGCGGCTTCCTTCTCGAACTCCACCACGCGCTCCTCGTTGCCCTTCTTCTCGGTGACGGCCCAGCGATGGAACGCCTCGTCACGCCATTTGTATAATTGCTCCGGCGTCAGATCCTGCAGCACGTCGATGGCCGTCAATCGCTTGACCATCACGGACACCTGCTTGTCCTCCGGCAAATCCCGGTTGCCCCTGAACTGCGGGACGTGTCGAAACTCCGTCATCCCTCCGAGTTCCACTGTGCGCCTCCTTTTTGGGCTCTTGAAAGAGGGGCACCGCGGCGGCGGGATGAAAGGAGCTAAAATCCGCCACCCGTGGAGCGGCCCATTGCTCGCGGCGCCCCCGAATAGAGAAGTCGGGCCTCTACTTGTAGACTACCGTGATCTCGTCCTCGGTCGCCGTCGCCGACGAGGTCAAGCCGGTGAACCCGGCCGTCACTTCAATCAGCCCGGCGCCGCCGGAAAGCGGCGAACTGTCGAACTCGCAACGGCTCATATCAAGCTGGCAGACAGAGCCAGCGGTCGTGCCGATGTCGATAACGATGTCCTGGGTCGTTCCCTCGGACGCCTCGCCGCGGATCGACGAGAAGTTGCCGTTGTCCTCGACGAGGAAACTCAGCGAGCCGGTGACACGACGACCAGAAGGCAGCGTGACTGAGTCAGCCGTCGTCGTCCCGAAGTTTCTGTTATTCAGCGAGATCCCGGTGGACAGCGTCACAGAGCCGTTGAGCGAGCTGATGTCCGAAGACCCGCCGTCGATGGACAGGGTGCCGTCCGTGCCGTAGAGTCCCGAACCCGCCAGGGTGGGAGCAGGAAGGAACGGCTCGATGGCGTCAGCGTCGCTCCACGAGGACGAGGCGATGGTCAGCGTTTCGTTGGAGATGGCGGTGATCTGCCTTGCCGATCCGTCGTTGTCAATGTCGATCACGCCGTACTTGCTATAATAACTGCCGTCGTCAACGATCAGCGACGGCGACGATGAGCCTGAGCCGTTGGTCTGGTTGACGCCAGCCCACAGCATGTCCTTGGCCTCGCCGTTGAAGGTTACGGTCGCGAAGTCGTCGCCTGACCAGCTGAAGGTGACATCTGTCACAACGCCGCCATAGAACCCCTCCATCACGCCCTCGAGCAGCCGATAGCCTGACAGCGACAGGCCGCTGGGATCTTTCAGCGGCGTATATGTGTCCGAAACACCCCCGCTGTTGGCGTAGGTGCCGAAGGCGTGCTTGAGCAGCAGGTGGTAGTCGGGAGGCGTCCCGGCCGTGCCGCTCGGGCGGTTAATCATCGAGATGGAAAAAGTACACGAACGCCGCCCGGCGATCCGCTCCTGCAAGGAGCGCGTGTTCGTGGTTTCCGGCACCTCTGGCCGGTCGAAACCCGGCGTGATGTCGAAACTCGTGACCCGGAACGCATCGGTTGCAGCCGGCACGACTGCGACGCCGAATGTGGATTCTGCAACGGCGTAGCCGACTTGTTCCTCGCCGTATTGGACTGACATGGCTCTTTCTCCTGTTACACTGTTACGAGGACGAGAAAGGTCATCTCGGCCCGTTTCTCGAGATGCGACTCACTGGCGTCGAGTTCGCTGTATGCCACACTCTCGAAGGCAAGGTAGTCAGCGTTCTTTGTGCTGCTGACCGTCAACTGCCGTTTGGCCTCCAGCGTTTCGATGACGCCGCGCACGGTGCGCTGGAGTTTCACCGTGAGCAATTCGTCGGGCGCATACGTTGCCGTGCGGTTGTTGCCGCGCAGGGTCAACTCAAGGGCGAGGCGGTGCTGGTAGACTGCCTCCTGCTCGCCGCGCTCTTGGTCCCACTCTGTTTCAACCGCCACCAGCAACAGCGCCGGCAGATCCTGCCCCTGGTATCGCTCCTGCGGCGCCAACCAGTATTTTGCCACATCGGCCAGCACCTCGTCACCCGTGGCGCTGTACTCGGTGTCGAGCGTGTTGAGCTTCGCCGGCAGGTCGGCCGCGAGGATCGTCTTGACGGCGACGAGGGCGTCCTCGGGGTTGATAGTGCCGGCCATCTACAGCCCTTTAACGAGGGCGTCGGACACGATCTCAGAGACCCGCTCGGCCACCCGGCGCGTGGACCGGAACAGCGGACGCGCCGGCAGGTTCCCCAAGGGGAACCGGGTCCCCTTCTGGTGTACGGCGGCCAGCCAGTATTTCGTGCCAACCTCCAGCGAGCGGCCACGACCGCGCACCCGGTGGTAAAAGTCGCGGCTCGACTTGTCCGTCATCGACCGCACTGTGCGGCCCGTGATGACCAGTATCGGGCGTGATGGATACCGGGCCGACTTCCAGGCCCTGTAGGCGGGAGACAGCGGCTTGTAGTCGCCGCGCTGCCCGTGCGTGATCTGCCGCATCGCCTCGTCGTTGACGTACTGGATCACACGGCTCGCAGCGTCTGTGCGACGGAAGGGAGTCCGCATTCGCGTGGCGTAGACGCCGAGCATCCGCTCGAGCTTCTCGTCGCCAGTGATGGTGATCTGCAGAGGATTACGCGCCATCTTCGTCCTTGACCGGCAGCAGCGCAGACATCGCCATGTCAGTGGCCTCGCCAGGCTCGCCCAGGCATATCAGATCAACAGCTCCGGCGATGTTTGCCCACCGGGCGGCAACGAGGGCGACCTTGCCGGTGGCATCAGGATGCCCGGACAGGGCCTTCGTTACCGCTGCCGCCGCCGCGACGATCTGGATGCTGTCAGCCTCGACGACACGGGTGACTACGCCGCCGCGAGGGTCAGGCGTGCCGATCAGATCGCCCAGGCTGCAGTATACCGGGGCCGGTGCTTCCGGTGCTTTCTTCTTCGTCGTCATGCTCTCATCAGTTTCGCCGTGCCCGCAGTGCGGGTCGTGTCCATACGATCAGCCCCCAGCAGGATAATGGAGCGGTCCTTGATGCCGCCGTACAGACGGTCCCGCTCGTCCCTCACAGGGCCGAGGATCGCCTCATCGGCGTCGGGGCCATACGCGGCCATGACCGTCTTGACCGCCACGCCCAGGGCGTTGAGGTGCTTCAGCACGTTAGCGGCCCCGGCCCCGCTGGTGTATGTCACTGTGCTGCTTGCCGATGCGTCTGCCTCGAGGCCGGGCGCGAACTCCACCGCCATGTCGCCGGCATCGCTGACCTCTGCCCATCGCAACACGCCGTATCTCTGCGCGGCGCCGAGGGTGAAGGAGTCGCCCTGGCGCACGATCCCTGAGATCGTCCCGCCGGAGCCCTGAAACGTCAGCCAGGTATTGCCGGCGTAGGCGGCGTCCTTGGTCACGATGGACCCGCCGCCGGATACGGTGAGCGAGCCGCCGGACTGACTCACCGGATGCACGTAGTTTGCCCCCACCAGCATCCCGCCCAGCTCACCGAAATACTCCGTGATGAACCCCTCGACCTCGGTCGTCGAAGGGTCGGAGCTGGCGTCGATGGTCAGCGACTGCAGGAGAGCAGCAACGTCGGAAGCCTCGCAGTAGCCGTCTGTTGACAGGGTGATCGCCATTATCCGACTCGTCCGCGAAACTCAAAGGGTGTCCCCTGGTCACGGGGCGCCGAGCGGAGAGAAGGGCGGCCCCTTCGTGCCCGGCTCATGTTGTGAACCGTGTGGACGTTGCCGTCGATCTCGTGCGTGTTGACCTTCACCAGTTCGCCGTCAGAGCGGCGAACTACCTCACTGATCGGGATTTTGGACACTGGTAGCCTCGCTGGCTCGGACATGCTGCTTTGCGTCGAAGTCCGCGGCGTTGATGACATACGCCCCGGAGCCCTTCCTGGCCCTCTTGTCACGCACCTCAACGGTTGGGCAGGCTCGGGCAGGTCTGTGGATGGCAGGGTTGTACGCCGTCGCGGGGATCTTGCTCGCCTTGCCGTCGTTGCCGCTCACGAACACCGTGGCGGGGACGTTATCGGTCATCTCAGTCATGGGGGTTCCCTTCGGGCTTGCTGTAAAGAGGGAGGGGCCGTAGCCCCTCCCTCGGGTGTAGATTGCCGGTACACCTCGCGCCAGTGCTTGAGGTCGCTCAGGTCGCAGTGGGTCGGAGTCTCGGACGGCTCCTTCTCAGATGTCGCCCAGGCCCACGCCTCGCTAAACCTCAAAGCAACTGGCCGCCGTTGCGGAGACTCAGCCAGCGATCCGGGCCGCATACTCCGGCCGGATCGTCTTGACGCCGTACATCACATCAAGACGGTAGGTCCGCTGGTAGTACTCCTCGGTGACCTTGACCCGGATCGGGATGCCGCTGACCTCGTCGGTCACCACCATCTCGTTCGCAGGGTTCAGGCTTTCGCCCTCGGGACGGGCAAAGGCGATGCCGAACGCACCCGGGTGGAACGCCAGGTTCGGCGTGTGGTTGGGGTTGCTGGTGGCGCCGTCCTTGAAGGTCACTTGCGCGTTATCAGCCCATGCCACCTGGGAGGTCGGCGTGAAGGCCATACTCGCGAGCGCGTTGCCAGACGCCGTCCCAACGGCGGTGATGACATATTGCTGCGTGTCGCCGGCAACGGTGAAGATGTCACCGATTGCCACAGCCCCACTGAGAGATGTGGCGTCCACGTTGACGGTGCTTTCTCCCACGGTATACGATGCGTCGTTCACCAGGGCGAGCATCCCGGTGCCGTCGGTCAGTGTCCCGCAGGTATGCGTCGGGACGCTCTGGTTGACGTGCCAGGTCGCGCCCAGGACGCTGCCGATCTGGCCGGTTCTCATCGTGGTGTCGTCGCCGCGGGTGTTGGCCGCCTGCACCTGACTCAGCCCCATGAGGTTGCCCTCTGCAGCCGGGTCGAGCACGACGTTCCACGGGCCGAGCGGTGACAGCTGGTCGATCAGGAGCTTACGCGCACCGGACCCTGTCCACGCGGCCAGATTGGAGGCGAACGGCGTGGTGCCGAACGTCCCCGAAGCAGCGTAGACATCCTTGTACAGCGCCAGCACGTTGGCGTCGATGCTGTTGGCAATCGACTTGAACGCCTCGGACATCTGCAGAGGGACGAAGGACTGATCCTTGTCGATCTGCGTGGTTTCCTGATCGGTCAGATGGAAATACGTCCCCTCGTGGGTATCGACCGTCAGCGTCTTGCTGCCTGCCGCATGGTCGATATTGGACGGGGGCGTGTTGCTCGGAGTGATCGTCGCCGTCGCCTGCGTGGCGCCGGTCGGGATCGTCAGGGCGTTGCCCTTGCTCCCCGGGCCGCCCAGCATGAAGCTGTAGTCGGTGATGAGGCGAGGGGTGATGGCGTTTTCGCGCAGCGTGGGCAGACCACGAGCGATGATTTTGGGGATGTTGAGCGTGTTAGCCACGGTTGGATCTCCCTGCAGTGGTTGCGGTGTCGGTTGAGCCGTGGCTCTGCTTGCCTCGGGCAAGGGCGCCAGCCCCTCGGGGGTCAGCGGCCAGCACGGACTGTATCAAGCAGTGGTTCGGCTCGCCGTATACCGCCCCTCGGGGGCAGGGAGCGTTCGCCTCGAGCGAGGCTCCAACGTGGCGAGTTCTTTTGACCGAAACAGAAAAAACGAGACGCCCCTATCACTTGGTGGTAGGGCACCTCGTTCTTTTTTTTGCGGTCCTGCTGTGTCTGGGGCGTAGTATACTGCGCCCGTGTTACGTCGTCAAGGGCTTTCTGCGAGGCGGGGTTCTATCGGGGGCTTTGCCTCGGACAGAAGGCGTCACAGAAATCACAGAAATAGGGCTCTCTGAGTGTTTTCTGTGATTTCTGTGACGTATATGGGGCACCAGGCGCGACTGCGCCCCGGCCTGAGTGTCCCGGTTCTATCGAGGCTTTGCCCTTTCACCGCCTTGGCCTCCGAAGATGCCGAAGATGCCGAAGATGCCCTATCCTGCGAGAGGGGCATCTTCGGTGCTGAAGGGGCATCTTCATGGCAAAATGGGTTCGTTTCGCAAAACAGTCTCCACTGCGCTTCAAAGACCAATATGAGGCTGCGTCTATTTGACGACGACCTTCCCGGCGGCAATGTCCTTCTCGTAATTCGACCAGTTCGTCTCAGCCTCCTCCCGCGAGATCGTCCTGACACCACCCCCGGCACCTCCATCGCCGCCAGCGCCATCGCCTCCGCTCGGGGCGAGCCAGTGCCTCCCGGCATCCGTGCCCAGGTAGACGCCGACAGCCTCGGCCACGTCGGCCACCTTGCCCGCCTTTTCCGGCGACATGACAGTGTCCCCGCCCAGAGACAGCGTATAATTGCCGCCCTCCCCGGCAGAAAACCGATCCACCATGATGTCGGCGAAGTCCTCGAGGGCGGTCTTTTCCACCCCCTGCGCCGCGCCAGTGCTCTGGATGAGGGAGCGCAATTTCGTGCGTTCCGCCTCCTGCGCCGACTTCTCCGCTGCCTCCTGGGCCGAGGCGTTGGCCTTCTCCAGATCCGCGATACGCTCGCTGTCTGTCTTGCGAGCTGCGGCGGCGGCTTTGTGCTGCTCCTCCGCTGTTTGCGCTGCGGACGCCTTCAGGTCAGCGATCTCCTTGTCCTTCGCGGCGTTGGCGTCGTAGAGGGCCTTGTTGTTCTCTCGAAACTCGGCCAGCTTGTCGATGTCGGGGTCTGCATCTGCCCGGAGGGCCGGATCGAGGGCGAACTTGCCGTCCTTCTCGGTGTAGAAGCTGCGGTATCTCTCATCCACGTCCTCGAGCTTGTCAAGCGTGTTTTTCAGGGCCATTTACGTGCTCCTTTCGCGGAGTTGGGCCAGTGTGAGCGGGCGACCAGATTGGTCGATGAGATCGGCCATCGCGATGTCGCCCTTGCGCCATAGTTCAAACTTCCCGGGGCCGAGCATCTCCTTCTGCTGGGACTCGGACATGGAGTCCAGCAGGTTGCCGAACGTCTGGCCCCTGACCGGGTTGTCCTGCCGGCCGAGAGGAACCAGCGTCGTCCGGCAGCGGATGTGCCAGGGCGGCGGGCCGGGAAACGACTCCGTCCCGTGCCCCACGGCCCGGCCGCTCCGAAGTGCCCATGTCCTGCCGGCTCGAGCCCTGCAGATGTCCGATGTGCGCCCGTCCAGGGGATTGATCGCCTGAATCATCGTCACCACGTCGTCGTTGGCGACGTAGGTCTCGTAGCGGGCCGCATTCGAGGCGCCGGACATGCCGGTAGTCACCGTCGCCTGTGCGTGCCGCTCGAAGGTCCGAAACATGCCGTTGGTGTACTGCAGCTCCTTCTCTCCACGAATCGAGCGGACCATGTCCGTCAGATTACCGTCTGCTGTTACGGTCTGGCGCAGGCGGCGCACCAGCTCGTCCCGGGCGCTGCGCCCCTGACGACTGAAGTGGCTGCTGGCCGTAGCCCCGTCGATGAGGAGATCCTCAGCCACCTTCTTCGCCTGCGTCGGCGTCAGCGTCCGCTTGAGATTCAGCCCCGCAGCTTGAGCCAGGCGTACCGCCTCGACGCTCTCGTCCCCTACAATATCTGCCTGGGTGCCGACAAACCGGCGCGTGATCCGTCGATATGTCGCCCTCGCCTCCTCTGCGAACTCTGCCCCGATCCGGGTGACCCGGTTGAGCTGATCCCCCCGGCGCACCGGATCTGCAGGGTCGATCCTGCGGAGCAGAGACACCGCCACCTTCTCGAGATCCCGCACGTCACGGATGGCCCTGCGGGTCACGTCGGCCTGGACACGCAGCAGGGACACGTCGCGGGACGTGAGGGACGCCTCGAGGGCCTTCGTATCAGCCACCAGCCAGCCTCATCAGCAGAACAACCCCAATGCCGACGACCAGGGTCGCCGCCACGCCAGCGAGGAACCCCAGGCCCCGCGCAACATCCTCACGGTGCTCGATGGCTTCCAGCACCGTCCGGTCTGCTTCCAACGCTTCCGTCGCTGCCAGCACCTTTCTGGCCGCCGCGGCGGCTCTTGTATCAGCTACCATATATCCCGCATCGGCGATCCGTTAGCATTCGGCACCATGCTACGCGGTCGGCTTGTTCTTCGACTGTCCCCTGATCTCTCATCAGGGCGACTTCATGGGGACAGGCCATGCTGGGCGCTATGTAGCAGTCGCCGTCCATCCAGACACTACTATCCCGTCTGATGAAGTAAGGCCCATCGTATGACGACACCTGATCTTCGCAGATAACCCCAATGCCCTTCCATCCGCTTATTGTATGCACCTTCAGGCGAATCAGATCGCCGACCTTCAACAGCCGCCTTCGCACCATCATTCGTCGTCCAGCACCGGGGGCAGTGCCAGCCCCGTCGTCGCCGCGATCTGCTGGCGTTCCTCTGCCGAGGTGATCCCAGGACGGGTGATCTCTCCGCGCTGCAGGTTGAAGTAAAACGTGTCGTATGCCATTGCTCCGGTCTGCAGCGCCTCGAGCATCACCCGCAGTTCGTCAGGTGTGAGCCTGGCGTCCACCAGATCGGTATTGCACCGCACGAGGGCCTCCCCGGTAACTCCTGACAGGTTGAGCATCGTCGTCACGGTCTGCGACAGGCCGGCGTTGCACGCCTGCACCGTGCCGGCGACCGTCGCCTGCTCCCGGCCCTGCCGCAGTCGATGCGTCTCCGCAGTCTCGGCGGCGTTCTTCTCGGCCTCGATGAGTCGGGCACCGAGGGAGGCCATATAGCCGACGCTGCTTTCGATTGCGTCCTTGAGCGTGCCCAGCCCGGCACCGGAGAACTCGAGCATCCCGATCTTGACATCGGAATCCCCACCAGTCCAAGCCGTGCCGGAGCCGATCTTGAGCTGCTGGTCTTCGGTCAATCCGAAGACGTACGGCGTCGGCAGGGCCGTGTAGTGGAGCCCGTGCCGGTAGTCCGTCATCATCCTGTAGTGGTCGAGGTTGGCATCCGCCAGCGGCAGCAGGGGCGGCTCTTCGGGGTCAGGGCCGAGGCTGCGGGCGTTGACGAAGACAAACGGCACCGTCGGCAGACGCGCCCCGCGGAACCTCGGCTCATGCGTGTCGAAGAGGATGAACTTATTGTTCGACACGGAGGCTTGACCGACATCGCTGGATCTGCGCCAGAGGTTGACCAGCAGCAGCCCGCCCTCGTCGAGGTGAACGTCTCGCCACTGGTCGATCTGCTTGAACTGGTAGGGATCGTCTCCGTCGGGGACGTTTACCGATTCCTTGAGCACGACCCGCGATAGGCGCGGGCGCGGCCCCGTCTCATCCATCTGCCAGTTGACAATACTCTCGGCGCGATAGCGGCTCAGATGCGCCCGTGCGCCAGGTGTTGCCGTTGTCGGGAGGGACACGTACAGGCCCACGCGACCGAGGGCGAACACCTCGTCGAACGACTGCTGGGCGAATCGCTCGAGGGGCACGCGCTGGAGCGTCACGTCCTCGATCAGCTCCTCGGCCTGAACGCTGGGGAGCGTCGTGACCGTCTCCCGACGAAACACCAGACCGGACACCCCCTGGAGAGTGCGGGCCGTGGCGCCATAGTACAGGCCCCGCTTCGCATACGCGTCGTATTCTGTGCCGTCCATGCCCGAGAGCTGCGGCAGGTACTTAGCCTTGGCCGCCTTCACCCGGTCGCCGTCGAGGGCGTCCCTCACCCGCTCCCACTTCGGAAGCATCGCGTCGTAATCTGGATGCGTGCTGTCTACTGCCATCGTGTTGTCACCTTGGAGTTTTTGGGCCGCTCCACGGTCAGATACCCATCACTTTGCGTTTCCTTATTACGCGGCTCACTATCGGATACTCGTAGGACAGGTAATAAGAGAGGGCGTCGCTGATATGCGTCAGCGTTGCGTCAGCTCGCTTGTCGATCTCGCCCGAGCCGCCGGCCAGCAGGGTCACGCCCTCGAGGTCGCGCACTACGTGCGGAGCAGCCTCTGGATCGACCTTGAGCCGCACCGTGCCGTCGCCGGCCTTCAGGCGGGCGTTGGCGGCGTTGACTCGCGCCCGCTCCCGGGGGTTCGCCTTCGGCACGCGGAGGGTCAGCCGGTCGCCAAATGTCGGGCGCAGTTCTCGCGTGACGATGTCCCAATCGCTGCCGGCTACCTGGGCCGTGCCCGAGGCGCCACCGGTCGCGTCACCGTAGCAGATCACCCGCCCGGTGTGGTTGCCCCAATCCTTCACCAGCCTGCGGCAGACGGCCGGCGTGTTGGAGTTGCGCGGGATGTAGACCTCGCCGATCACCGCCGTGCCGTGCTGCTGCTCCTGGCAGATCGCTGCCACGCCCGGCGCCACGTTGAAGTCGAAGCAGAAAGCAAGCGGCTGGGCCGGGTCGTAACTGTCTCGCAGCCGGGCGTAGTGGTCGGCCTCGTTGAAGGGGTAGTAGCAGCGCCCCTCGAACGAAACAAACGAGCCCTCATATTCCTGCAGGAACGTCAGCTCATCGAGATCATTGCGGGCCGCGTCCACCTCGTCGGCGGGCAGGATGTCGGCCGATTTCCAGTGGTACCTCGCCCACCCGTCTGCGGTAGCTGCCTGCTGCCACAGGTCGTAGTAGTGGTTGCGCCCCTCGGGCACGCCGATCATGTCACACCAGCCGTTGCGGTCGGCCAGGGCGGGGCGCACGTTCTCCGGCCAAGCCTTCGCCTTCATATTGCCGTATTCGTCGAGCACGCCGCCGTCCCACGGGCTGCCCTCGATGCGCTCGGGCTTGTCGAGACCTACGACCCACAGCTCGGCGTTGGTCACCAGGCCGAGGCGCAGTTCCGTCTCGCTGACATCGACGACATATTCCTTCGGCATCAGCGCCTTGAGATCCGTCCAGTAGATCCTTTTTGCCTGATCTCGAGTGGGCGCCGCAGCGAAGTATCGCGGGCGGTCGTGGATGCTGCCGAAGAGGGCGGCCCGCACCAGCTTACGCTTCGCCAGTTCTGTCTTGCCGGATCGACGGCCGGCAGGTACCACATTAAAGCGGGCAGGGCTGCCCCTGTATTCCTGCTGCGCGGCGTGGGGGCGCATGGGCGTCCAGCGATCAGTTAGACCCGCCACTGCGCTCCTCCATCTTCGTCAGCGTGGCGTGGATCGCCTTGGCGACCTCGTCAGGGCTGTCGCCCTCGTGTGACTGCGGGCCGCGATCCGACCAGCCCATCCTCGCCTTCGTCCAGAATATCTGAGCCGTGACGTTGCCGCCGATGGCTTGCTTGTAGAGCGCCCCGGCGACTGCCGCGTTGGCCCGGATCGCACCGCCCCGGATCTCGTCCCGGTAGTGTTTCCGTAAGGTCTTGCCGGTGATGCCGACCGCGATGGAGATGTCGTCTTGAGGGATGCCATACGCAGACATCGCCTTGACTGACTTGCGGCTTTCTTCAGTGGGCTGGTGCGCGGGGGTCGCCATCAGCCTGCCGCCTGGGCCTGGGCCACGTCCTCGCCCGATAGCCGCTCTGCCTTCACTTCAGAAAACGTGCGGCCGTCACCGTCGAGGATAGCCTCTTCGTTGGTGTATTCCTGCCAGCGGGTGACAGCAAGATCCCCACATGCCGGCTCTATTTCCATCGCCAAACACGCCCGCCCCTGGCGTTCGGAAGCCAGTATTGTGGTGCCAGAACCAGAAAAGGGTTCAAGCACCACATCCCCGACATTGCTTGAGTTTTCGATTAACTGCTCAATCATACCGATAGGCTTTGCGGCGTTGTGATGTCTGTCATCACCAGATGGGCGACTAAAGCGAAGCATGTTCGGCTTATGCACCATCCGATGCCCTTTCTTGCCGTCGCTTACCATCGTTTTTTGTGGTGGATTTTTAGCAAAAAAGCCGATACCCTCGTAGGTATTGGCGTAATTTGACCCCAGGCCACCGCCGCCTTTGTCCCAAATCAGAAGATTTCGCGGCCGTATATCTGTCCTTTTTGACGCCTCCCATATTGCCGCCCAAGAACGCCAATCACAACAGACATACACATGGCCAAACAGCCTGAGTTTTCCCGACACGGTGCGGAAGAAAGCCTCGAAAAAAGGGCGCACCATTTTGTCATCTGTGATATCCGATCCGACGCCTGTCGCACTGCCATAGATTGCATACGGCGGGTCAGTCGCCACCATATCTACCATCGCCCCGTCACACAACCGATCAATG